TCTATGTAACTTCTGACGCTGGTTCATTTGGTGAGTCTGTCCTTTCGACAGTAGCCTCACAAGCAACCTCATCAGGTTCACAAGTCATTACCATTACCGCTAGTGCAGTAACAGGCGCTCTTGGTTACAAGGTCTATGTCGGTACAACTACTGGTGCTTCTAATGCTCACTTCGTAGGTCGCTTTACTGGCACAACTGCAACTCTCCAAGGTGCTGCTTCTACCAACACACTTGGTAACAACCTTGTCTTTAACACCACAGGAACACTCGCAAGCACAATTTCTGCTGATACCTCTGCTTTCGCAACAGGTTATGACGGAATCTTGCCTACCGTTCTCGGTGCTAACTCAGGTTACAACAACGCAATCAACACAACTTTCAGCACCAGCAACCCTGGTGTCGAGTTCCAGAATGTGTTCGCAAGCCTCTACAACTCGGTTAAGGCTGACCCAGATGAGATTCTTCTCAATGGCGCAGACCGCAAGCAGTTGTCAGACGCTATCAAGAACGGCTCAACTGCTAACTACCGTATCAACCTTGCTCAGACTGATACTGGTGACTATGTTGGTGGCGCAACTATCGGTGCGTTGCACAACGAAATCACAGGTAAGTTGGTCAACTTGACCGTCCACCCATGGTTGCCACAGGGCGTTGCTCCTGTCTTGTCCTACACCTTGCCAATTCCTGACACAGAGGTTTCTGATGTTTGGGCGGCAATTAACGTTCAGGATTACATGGGTATCCAATGGCCTGTAACTCAGTTCGCATACGAGTTCAGCACCTACTATCGTGGAACATTCTTCTGCTACGCACCTGCTTGGAACGGTGCAGTATCAGGTATCGTTTCTGCGTAATCGGTAACTAATTGAGGGGGGGAGTCTTTATGGCTCTCTCCCTCTTTTACTAGGGGGGAAAGATGGCACGATTAGTAGCACCAGATAAAGGCGTAAGAGAAGTTGGTATGACAACCAACTCCAGCAAGACTCTTTACAAGCCTGACCGAGGCGGAATCTATAATGTAGAGAACGCTCGTCACGCGGCACAGATGAAGGCAGAAGGTTTCTTTGAGGCGTCACTCATGGGTCCGACAACTGATAACTCAGTTGGATTCTTATGTAGTGAATGTGGATTTAATGGGTGGTTTAGAAAGTGTGGTCGTTGCGGTCACGAAAGCAGCGCACTACCAAGAGACGGGGAATAAATGGCAACAGGAGTCAGCAGTATTACTCACCAATTCAGTACCCCATACCTGACTCTTGCTGAGTTTAAGAACGCCCCAACGGGCATAGATATAGACAACTTAGTTGTCGGCGGAAATGCAGCAGCCCAAGACGCAGAACTATCTAATGTCATCTCTCGCGCTTCTTCTTGGATAGACACTTTCTGCAACCAAGTTCTAGCAGCGACAACCGAGACAGAAAGCCAGCGCACCCGCATTAAGGCTGACGGCACTATCGTTCTTCATCCCCGCTATAACCCTGTCGTTGCTCTTACTGCTTTCTCGTATGGAGATGTCATTAACCAGATGGTGACAGTTTCCGACCCTTCGGTGGCATGGATAGAAGACCACCAAATCATCGTTCCTTACGCAAGCCTCTCCACCACCTACTCATCTCAAGGTCCACTCCAATTCGGTTTCCCTATGACTGCTGGTGTCCAAACATTCGTTAAATACACTTATGTCAATGGTTACGCGAATACTTTAATAGCGAGCGCCACCGCGAGCGCCACTTCACTCACCGTCCAAGACGCAACGGGAATCTACGCAGGTCAAATGCTCAAGATTTATGACGGTGCTAACTCAGAAAATGTCACCGTTGCTTCGACTTATACCTTTGGTTCGACAACCGTCCCACTTACAAGCGCACTTGCTTACACTCACTCTGCTGGTATTGCTATTTCCGCTCTACCACCTGCCGTCAAGCAAGCAGCCGTTCTTGCAACAACTGCTTTTCTTAAAGTTCGCGGTGATAACTCTTTGACCATGATGGTTTCTAGTCATCCAAGCGAGAGTGTCGCTGGCGGTCAGCATATTGGCGAGGATTTGGCTATCGCGCAAGAACTTCTCTTGCCTTACCGAAGGATTAGATAGTGACTCGTTCCGTAGTCAGAAGTGCCGTTGCCTCTTGGATTTCGCAAGCCAGTATCACGGGATTAAACCAAGTCTTAACGACTTTTCCCAAGCGCATTAACTTCCAAGTCAATAGCCAACCTGGACAACTATCTCGCGCTGCTGGTGTCGTCTTTATTTCTGGTGAGCGTGAAAACCGTATTGCCGTTGGCGGTGCGTCTAATGGTTGGAAAAGAACTGATTACGATGTGGATTTCCAAGTCTTTCACCATTCGTTAGAACCTGACGCAGTAGACGCTATGACATCTTTCGATACCCTGATAGAAGCAATTAAGACCCAACTTCGCGCTGGCGGACATACGCTAGGATACGCAGATAACACCATCATTTGGGAAGCGGCAGAACCGTCTATAAGCGTTACCTATGGCGAACCCGCAACCGTAAACGGCGGTGCAACGGAAACGTGGGCAAGTGTAAGATTTACCGTAACCCAGATGATACAAGCATAAGGAGAACCCGTGAGCAAGTTCCAATACAACGGAGAAGATGAGCGCGTATTTCCAACGCTCGGAATCACCGTAAAACAGGGTGACAGTTTTGATGCCCCAGATGATTTTTCTGCTTTCGGGGTATCCTCTGCTACCGCAAAGAAGTCTGCCGCACCAGCGGTTGATACCACTCCGTCAGCCCCGTCTGACTCAACCGCAAGTGAGGTGAAGTAATGTCCGTACAAAATACACACCGTAGTTACCTCGGTATTGCTAAGGAAACTACAAAGGGAACACCAGTTGCTCCAACTGACTTCATCCCTGTCTTGGCGTCTAAGTTAAAGCCAGTTGATATTTATATGCCTTTGTTTGACGAAGGTTTGCGTGGTTCGCTCGTCAAGAACTACAACTATGTCCAAGGTCGCGGATATTCGACCTTTGACTGGGGTGGACCTGTCTTTCCTGACACTATTGGCTACACCCTTGCTGGCTTGCTTGGCGATGTCGCAACTACTGGTGCATCTGCTCCATACACTCACGTTATTGCTCTCAAGAACGCAAGTGCTACTGGTGCTGACGCTCAGCCAACTGCTTTTACTCTGACAGATTTCTATGCTGCTCAGGTACGCGCGTATGCGGGTGTCCAAGTCCATGACTTCTCACTTAAGTTCACCGCAGAAGGTCTTTTGGATTATGACGCAAAGGGAACAGGCTGGAACTCAGCAACCGCCTCAACTCCAACTCCTTCATTCTCAACCGTCACACCAATCCAGACATGGCAAGCAACTGTCACTATTGCGGGTACTCAGGTATCTAACGCGGTAGACGGCAATATAGACATGAAGCGCACCGTCACTCCTGTCTTTGGTATTGCTGCTACTCAGAACCCATATCAAATCTTCCTTGGCGCTCTAGAAGTGACTGGCAAGATTTCATTCGTTATGGAAAATGACGCACAACTCACCAACTTCCTCACTAACACACAACCGTCAGTTAATATCAACTGGTCATACGGTACTGGTGCAACCGCCGTCCAACTCATGGCAAATATCACCAAGGGCGCATACACCGCAGCAGTTATCGAGCGCAGTAAGGATTTCGTACAAGTGACGATTGACCTTAACGCACTCGGCAACACAACTGACGCGGGTGCTTCTTCGGGATACTCCCCTATCAAGTGGACACTCAAGAACGCTAAGACTTCTGGCACATACCAGTAAGTTTTAGTCCCGTAGTAGTAGGGGCGTTGAGGTGTGGCAGTCGCCTTCCCTGCCCTGCCGCCCCTACTACCTTTTTAGTCGGAAGGCAACGAAGGAAGGAATATAAATGGCAACTAGCAAAATCACACTACCTTCGGGTGCGGAAGTAACTCTCCGTGACCCTAAGACACTTCGCGTCAAAGACCGTAAAAAGGTTTTCCGTAATGCCGCGAAAGAAGAAGGCGTACTCCAAGCCATGTCTTTAGTTGATGGCATTATCGCTATCATCGTAGAAGATTGGACTTTGGATTTAATTATCCCGTCAGTAAGAATCGAATCTATTGACGAAATGGAAATGGCTGACTATGACGCGTTGGCTGCCGAAGCCACCAAAGCACAGAGCGCCCTCTTTCCTGCTTTATCGGAAACCGCAGAGAGCAAGGCTGACCCAGAAAGCCCTTTCGACAACTCCAACGCCTAAAGTGGGTGTTGGAAGGGAACGAAAAGAGATATGAACTCACTCATCCAGACGAAGAATGGTTCTACTTCCTGTGTGCCGACAGGTTTGGTTGGACGCCTAGCGTTGTGGATGAGCAACCTGCGTATCTCATGGATTGGCTTCTTTCCATCGCGGTTCTTACTGAGCAGGTAAAAAGTGATAAATACGAATCTAACTCTCGTAAGACAGAGCGTCACTAAGGCTGCTACTTCCTTTGACCAAGGGGCGGCAGCAGCCCGTGACGAGATGATGATGACTCTTATCCAACTCACCAAAGAAGAAATCAAAGGTGAGCGCGCTTACACGACAAGCGGAAAGACGCGTTACTATGAAACGGCAACTGACGGTGAGCCACCACAAAATAGAACAGGTACTTTGCGCCGTAGTATTCATGGTCAGAAAACCGATAAAGGATTTGGCACTTACTCTGCAATAATAGGTCCTGGAGTCGTCTACGGTCGTGCGCTAGAATTAGGCGGAGAGTATGCGCCTGCTAACTGGGGTGGTAAGCGCTTCCCTTATATGTCACCAGCATTTAAGAAATTCCAGATAGTTGCCCCTACTATTGTCCGTAAACATATTGGAAAGGGGTAAAAGTGGCAGAGTTTTTTGACCCCGCGGTATTTACGGTTACTGCCAATGTTACCCAAGCGATTGCTTCTTTTAAGGAAGTAGATAGCCAACTAGGAGTAATGCAAGCCAAAGCGGAGCAGGCTGGCGGCAGCATTTCTTCTCTCGAAAAATCATCTTTAATTGCTAAAGCCGCTCTAATTGGCTTGGCAACTGCCGCAGTTGGCTTTGGTAAGTTTGCTATTGACTCAGCCACCCAAACCCAAACGGCTTTCGCTCGCCTTGACACCGCTCTTAAAAATGCTGGCGCTGGTGGCGCTGCTGCTAGTAAACAAATGCAAGACCTTGCCGAAAATAGCACCAACTTAGGTTTTAAAGTTACTGATACTGCCAACGCTCTTGGCACTTTAGTTACCGCAACTCATAACACCCATGACGCGCAGCAACTTCTCAACCTTTCTATGAATGTGGCTCGCCAGCAGCATATTTCCCTTGCTGACGCAGCCACTCAGTTAGCAAGCGCTACGCAGGGCAGATTAGGCGCTGCTTTCCGTCAGGCAGGTATTGTTCTCGATACTACTTTGCCTAAGCAGCAAGCCATTAACAAAGCCTTTGACGAATTAGCACAAAAGACTTCTGGACAGAACGCTGCTTATCTCCAAACCTTTGCAGGTCAGATGTCGGTACTTGGGGCTAACGCCGAAAAGATGGCAGCAAAAGTTGGTGATGTTCTTATCCCCATTATTCAGGATGTTATCGGTTTCTTTAAGACTTTTGGTAATGAAATTCTTATAGTCGGCGGAACTATCTTGACCGCTATGGCTGCTTTTAAAGCGTATGAAATTGCCATGAACGCATTTAAGGCAGTTCAGATTATCTATATCGCCGTTACCTCTGGCATGGCTGCTGCTCAAACCGCTCTTACTTTTGCAACCGAAGGCGGAGAGGCTGCTACTAAATCTATGGCAGTAGCGCAGGCGGCTCTTAATGCTGTTATGAACGCTAACCCTGTCATGCTTATTGTGACGGGAATTGGATTACTTGCTGCTGCCTTTATCGTTGCGTGGAACCACTCAGAAGAATTCCGCAAGATTATGATAGATGTGGGCAAGGCTGGTATCGAAGCCGTTGGTTGGCTTATTGGAATCGTTGGCGATTTGGTCGTAGCGTGGATGAAGGTCGTTACGGGTCCAATGAAGTTAATGCTCGAAGGCTTGTCTCATCTGCCTGTCGTAGGCGGAGCGGCTAAGGCGGCTCTTAAAGATATTGGTTCGGCTACTAATGATGTCAGCAGTTTCTTTAATGGCGCCAAAAAAACAGTAGATAGTTATTCATCATCTCTTGACTCTCTCGCCAATAAGAAAATCACTATTCCAGGTTTAGGTGGAAGTGGCTCTGATAGTGGCACTCTTACTAACGATAGTGTCTATAACCTCGACAATTACTCGGGCGCTAATACTGGTGCCGCTAAGGCTGCTGCTGCCGCAACTAAGCGGGCTGACGCCATTAAGAAAGCCAACGACCAGATTATCTCTCTCCAAGACCAGATGGCAAAAGACCTTGCCGACCGCCAGAGCCAGATGGAAACGGCTATGGCAGACAAGAATACGCGTGACCTTGACGCGCAAACTAAGTTCCAGCAATCTTCTGCCGACATCCAAGCCGCGTTTTTAGACGCC